CTTTCACCTGCACCATTTGAGTAATTCCATCCAAAATGTAAGCCTTGAGTGTCTGGTGCATTTGTATTGGCAACATTAGCTTTCGGATTTACGTATCCGTTTGCGGAAATGCGCATGCGTTCGCTGCCGCCTGCATTAATTGCTACATTGTTTACCCCAACTCCATAAATACCGTTAGTAAAACTGCCAATACCACCAGAAAAGAAAATCCCGCTTGTTGCATCAGTAAATAAGTTTCCAGTAGTAATATCTACATTGCCTGAGGAGTCGATGCGCATGCGTTCTGTGCCAGAGCCGTAAGTGCCACTATAAAAAGCAAAAGCATTACTGCTGTTAGCGCCTACATGCCAGTTACCCGCAGAAGATTTATATTGAGCAAACGCGTCTGTACTGTCTCCAAACTGTATAACAGGAGAGGCTACATCTAACTTGTAAGCAGGCGAACCACCAATACCAACATTCTCATTAGCATCAATAGTAATCGCCGTGGCATTGCCATTGTCTACAATGCTTGTACTCAGGAGTCCTCTGGATACTTTTGTTAAAGCCATTAGTTATTCTCCAGTTCTGTTATTCGTGCTTCAAGTTCTTGAATTGTTGCTACTAGAAGCGGCACAAGTTTGCTTTGGTCAATGCCTTGATACACTGCATTTCCATCATCATCTACAGCGTCCTTAGTGCCTGTGATTGCCTCTGGTACAATGTCTTGTACTTCATGTGCTAAGAAGCCATCAACAGTAACGTCAGCGTCAGCAATAAAATTAAAGCGTGAAGGGTTGAGTTGCTTGAGACGTTCTGTCGCACCTGTCATGGCTACCACGTTTTCCTTGAGGCGGTAGTCTGAGGAGGTGTTGTAGGCTGTTGTTGAGCCATTTGTCGTGATTGATCCTGTTGAAGTACCGCCGCCGCTAACATTAAAAGCAATATATGTTTGTGAGCCTGATCCTGCGTTAAAACAATTAAAAGTTGTATTTCCAGAAGAGGCTTGTACTTTTAATTTTGCATCTATTGATGTTGTAACGCCTATGCCTACGTCCCCGTCTGCGTCGATGCGCATGCGTTCTGTGTTGTTTACATAAAATGTTAATTCACCTTGAGTACCTGAAGGAGTGTTTGCTCCACTAGCGGTTCCAATTCTTGCAATTTTGCTCGCATCAACTATATCAGCAAAAAATCTGTATGCTCCTGTAGCAAAATTGGCGGATTGATTTGTAGCGTTTATAGAACCGTTGACTTCCAGTTTTTCAGTTAAGCTGCTAGTGCCAATCCCGACGCTGCCTTCCGCCGTCACTATGAGTTTTTGATTGTTAGCTGGCGTTACTACAAAATCATCGCTTACGAAGCCTATGAAATTGTTTGTTTCTGCTGAGTTTTTAAATTGCAAGTATTGATAGCTGGTCGTGCTTTCAAGAAGCGCGTTCAGCCCATTAGTAGTCTGTACAGTCAACCCATCAGCAGTCACATTACCCGTAACGTCTAAAGCACCGGGAGTCACAAGATCACCAGACAGCTTTGCAGATGTAACACTAGCATCAGCAGGTACATTTACAGCAGTAGGCTGGATAGTCATAGCTTCTACAGCAGAACCACTAGGAGGTGCAGTAGAGAATGTTAAAGTAGTGCCAGAGACACTATAGGTATCTTTGTTCTGATAGACACCATCAATGTACACTTGAGTATTATTTTCGTTAAGCGGATCATTGCTCAAGGTAAGCGTAGTATCACTACCATCACCTGTCATGGTATCTACAACTAGGTTAGATCCACCACCGCCACCAATGGCTCCCCAAGCATCTGTGTAGCCTTCAAACTGTGATAGTGTACTATTGTATCTAAAGTAACCAGCAGCAGGACTACCGGGTCTCTGTGCTGTAGTACCCACAGGAATATGAATGGAATCAGTAGCGGAACCAATATCTAAAGTTACATCAGGAGATGCGTTAAGAATACCTACACGATTGTTAGTAGAGTCTACTTTTAAGCTGTTAGTGTCTACTGTTACGTCACCAGAAACTGTTAAGCTACCTAAAGTACCAACGCTTGTAATGCTAGTCTGTGCAGCAGTAAGTACAGAGCCTGTTAAGTTACCAGTTACGTTACCTGTAACATCACCTGTAACATCGCCAGTTAGATTACCAGTAACATTGCCAGTCACATTACCCGTAAGATTACCTGTGACATTGCCTGTAATAGGTGCAGTAACACCAGCAAACGTAGGACTATCAGTAGTAGCAACACCTTGGTTCATTGCTTTGACTGAGGCTTCACTGGTTAGCTCACTGTCCATCAGAGCACCAGCAGCAGTTACGTTAGCTGTGTCTGTTACATCTGCACTGGCTTCTATGCCGTCAAGTTTGCTATGGTCAGCATCAGTAAAGGCATTAGTATCTGCATTGGACTCATAAGCAGTCTTAATTTCAGCAGCAGTCTGGTCAGCAGTAGCTCCTGATTCAATACCATCCAGTTTAGTACCGTCTGTAGCTACGTCACGTCCATCTATAAGGCCATCAGTAGTTAAGTTACCCGATACCACAGGGGTAGATAAAGTCTTGTTAGAGAGCGTCTGAGAGCCTGTGAGAGTTGCTACAGTGCTGTCAATAGCAAACGTAACAGCGTTACCAGAGCCGCTAGTGTCTACACCAGTGCCGCCAGTAAACGTAAGTGTCTCTGAGTCTAAGTCAATACTCAGGGCACCACCAGTATCTGCTTGGAAGTCTAAGTCCTGTGCAGTTACCTGAGAGTCTACATATGCTTTGACTGACTGTTGTGTAGGCAGTAGTGTTGCACTGTCGGATGCCATGTTGTCTTCATCGACAAAGGCAGTGATAGAGATAGAGCCATCTGACAGTGTTTCAAATGCAGTAGTACCTGTTAACGTAGAGTTATTAGAGTCTGCTTTAGTAGCTGATGCAGTTTCAATGTTATTAAACTCTGTATCAATCTCAGTACCTTTTACGATCTTTGCAGCATTACCTGAAGGCAGGGAATCTTTAGCCGCAAAGTTTGTAGTTTTTGTGTAGTTACTCATTAAATTGATCTACCTATAAGTGCTTCTATGTTCACATCTTGTATTGAGAATTGTTTGTCGTTAATTGTAGCCTCTAAACCAATGGTGACTACACGCCCTGACCCAGTTGTTTTAGTGGTTGCTTTATTTACAATAATAGATGCGTTGTACTGCGAGGTTGCTACGTTGTACTCAGAAATACCATACTCTGCAATAGACGCATCATCTACTGTCAACAGTTGTTTTGTGTACCCTTCTGTGTAGTCGTAACCCCAGTTTAGTAATAGCTTTGTAGCTTGTCCACCTACAATAGTAAATGTAATTTCTTTTAGTATCTTTAGTTTACTAGCGTCACCAAAAGAAAGTGCATTAGTAAAGTACTTCATTGTGTAAGTAGAGGTATCGTCTAGGAAACCTTCGTACTCACTAATGCCCTTAGAGCTACCAAAGTATACTTCATTGTCATCTGTAGTTGTAGCGCACAGTATGCCAGTAAAGGGCCATGTAGTTGCTCTATTTGCTCCGTTTTCTAGCTTGCCTCGCATATCAAAACAGAACACAAGATTATTAACTTCAGGCAAAATAAGAAGATAAAAAGCGTCTTCTTCACTGTAGACTGACTTGATGTTGCCTGTTTCTACCGATACAGCAGTCATCAATGTGTCTCTGACATTTACAGAAATGTCTCCAATAGGACTGGACTTTTCCTGTATTACTCTGCCTAAGCTACGTACACCAGAGTCAGACAAAAATATCAAGTCTGTACCTATAGACTGTACACTGTCTCTAGCTATACATCCTATACCTGTAATAGTGTCTGCTAATGTCATTGTAGATGGTGAACTTGCACCAGAGTACAATAGAATACTACGCTTGCCAAAGATGACTAAAAAGTCATTAAACTCCCTAAGTGCTACAATCTCATCGTAACCTGTAGGCCATACCGTAGTTACGTCTAGTGATCCTGATGACCCACCATGAAAGTCATCTCCATCTAGCAAGTCAGAAAAAAATAAAGTATAGTTATTACTTGCTACATCCGCTACAAAAAGTCTACCAAAAGCCGCCAGTACCTCGTTACCCGCTGGTGCTGCATGACCACCGTCTGCTACCGCTACAAGTGTTGTGCTACCCGCAACGCTTACTAATGCTGCGTGACCTCGCTGAAAGAAATAGATGTCATTGTTAAAACTAACAATCTTCCAATTGTTAGCAGTAATACTGTAGCCGCCGGGTAGTGTTACTTCAGTTAATGTAGTAGTCCCTGTAAATATCTTGTTGTTACCAGCAGAGAAGACTATTTTAGTTCCATCTCTTTTAACGTACTCAAAGATAGCCTCTATACCATCACTAGAACCCAAAGGCGTAGCACTGCTTGTGAGCTTCTTTAGACCTTTACGAGCACCAATACGTCCAAATTTATCTATTACTACATTCTCTGCAATAGCTGCAAATGTAGCGTCTTGAGCTACAGGAGACTCCTGTGTGTTAAGTCCCTTAAACCCCGGCGCAGCAATGTATATATGTTCTCTTTGCTGAGCCATTAGGGTACTCTGTAGATAAATTCTTCAGGATTCTTATAAGCATCTAGCGCAACAGCGTCCGACAAGTGCTTATCTGCAATCAAGAAGTAGTCTTGTGCAGTAGTGCCTCCTGTCTCTCCACGCTCTCTAGCCAGTAGTGCTACAGCATTGTGTACAATAGCATTCTTAGGTAGTACTGTAGTGTCCGTATCGTTAACTAGTTCATTCTCTCTTGCAATAAGGTCAAAGCGCAAAGAGTAAACTCCAGATGGCTTAGGGTACACACGTATCTTAGTGTCCTCGTTACTGTCTATGCCACTGAACGTATAGGAGTCTGGAGTGCCTGTGACTTCACCGGAGATATAATATGCGTTGTTAAACCAGTTAGGTGACTCATAGCGCATAAAAAAGTTTGATGTGTCGTTAATAGCACTATATATTTTAACACGTTCTCCAGCGTTTGTCAAGCTATATTCTGTAGTATTTTCAACAGTAGGTACAACTACAGTTGTGCGTAGTGCAGACCAGTCATGTGAATCCTCTACAACTCTCTTAGCATCATTTACAAAGTCACCTACCATTTTACTATAGGTGTTCTGTGTAATCGTAGATACTTCTTCTTCACGAAGCCGACGCAGTACCTCGTTTACTATTGTTAGATATTGCGTACTCATATGAATCCTCTAAATAACCCTTGTAGTGTAGGGGCTTGATAGCTTTCGTATTGTGGCGCTAGCTCTAGTAACTCAGGGGCTTGATATGTTTTTCTAAACTGATAGTCCTCAAAGTCAGGTGGTGTATAGCCTCCAGTGCCTCCAGCGCCTCCACCCATGCCAGCAAGAAGACCTAAGCCCAGCCCTGCACCTATGCCTGCACCGGCGCCTTGGCCTCTACCTGTGCCTAGCCCTTCGCCATATTGTGCTTCACCAAGAGCTTCACCGGCAGCTACAGCTTCTCCGTATCTAGCTTCTGCGGCTGCTGCATCTGCTTTTGCTTGTGCTTCTGCTGCTGCCCTAGCAGCTTCCGCTGCGTCTGCCCTAGCTTCTGCTTGAGCAATAGCTTCTTGTTCTGCTGCTGCTTTAGCCTCTGCTGCGGCCCTAGCTTCTTCTGCTTTTCTAGCTTCTTCCGCTAAACGTGCTGCTTCAGCTTCTGCCTCCATCTGGGCAGTAGTGTCTTCGGCAGTAGTGTCCTCCAAAATGTCCGTAGGTTGTGTAGTCGTAGGAGGCGTAGGCTCGCTTGTAGGGGCAGTAGTAGCTACAGGTGTAATTGGTGGAGCTACTGTAGGCTGTGGAGCTACTGCTGCTGCTGCTGCTAATGCAGGGGCAAAGCTAGAGAACAAAGAGCTAGTAATTGACCCCGGTGCAGCAAATGTAGGCTGCGGTACAACAGGTGTTACCGTTGCGCTGGGGGCAGAAGGAGATACTACAGATGTTGCTGGTGCTGATGCTGCCCCACCTGATGCTCCACCACCACCTCCGGGCATTTGTGTTGGTCTAATAGGACGTTCTGTAATACGTTCAGGTTTAACTAAAGTCTCTAAATCTGCTTTAACAGTTGTTGTTCTTGCAGGAAACTGTTGAGTGGTTAGCTCCATGCCGCCGGGAGGAGTGGCTTGACTTTGAGAAAGTAGGTCTCCAGTTGTACCATATCTTTCTAAATTTTCTACTGTGCGTAAAGGATTCCCTGATAAAAAAGCCTCTTGAGTTGCAGATGCTAAGCCTAAATTAAGAAGGTCTGGCCTTCCTCTGGCTGCTAGATAAGCACCTACGTTAAAATCAGGACTGTTAAAAGTATCTAAACCCACCTCTTGAATTACTTGATCGTATAACTCATAAACAGGGCTTAAAGCATCAGCGACTTCCCCACCAGTTAGTGTACCAGTAACAGTGTCAACAACATCACGAGACACAGAAGTAGGGACAGTAGGGTCTCTAGGGTCAAAAGTTAACTCTGGAGCACTAGGGTCTATAGCGCCTGCTTGTCCTCCTTCGCGTAATCCTGAAATAGCATCGCCAGCGTAGGTTAAGCCGCCACTAATTAATCCTGCCTTTAGAGCATCCTCAAGGTCAGCACCCTGTATTCCTGCTGATGCTGCACTAGCAAGTGCGCTAGACAGTACGTTAGCTGTAGTTCCTGTAGCGCCTAAACCCCCTACTATATTACCTGCTACCGGCCCTAACATTGCTGATAATGCTAGCGAAGGTAAAATACTTGCGACAATATTGCCAATACTAGGATCTTTTACTTCTAGTGTTCTAATCTCACCAAAAGTAAACGGATCATAAAGATATGTAGATCCATCTTTAGTTTGTCTTATAGGGCTTACATCGTACTTAGCATACAAAGACTGTAGCATAGGGTCACGTTTGTAAGACTCTATTAGAGCATCTTCGTAGCTTAAGCCTTCTACTGTCTGTAGATAGGGTATTTGCTCAGACAGTATAGGCTCAACAAGAGAATGAAACTCCGCTAAGCGAGCTTTAGATGTGCCTGTGTGTGACTGTAGATTGCCTCCAAACCTGCCTAAATTTTGTTCAGCAGGTGTTATTTCATACCCATAGTAATTACTAAGGGCAGAAGCAATATCAGATGTATTTTGTAAATTAGCAATGCTTGAGTAAGCAGAAACAGCAGATTCCTGTGTTGTAGGTGCTCTAAAGTT